TACTTGCATATACTTTGTCTCCGATGGCAGCGGTCTCGCTAAAACCTCTTATCAGTTCTCTGTTATTTTTTATAAGCTCTGCCATAGCGTCCGATGTATCCAGCATTCCTGGAGCGAGCCCTTCTCCAAATTCCACTGCAGCTATTTTAATTACCTGGACCAATTTGCTATAGCTGTGACTAAGCGTGCCGGTAATTTTCTCGTATGCTTCCTGTGTCAAACCGACAGCATGCAGCATCAGGTCAAGGTCTGCTACCTGTTTATCCACCTGTTTTAGAGCTGCCGCAAAACCGGCCAGGCCTCTTACGTTAGGCAGTATTGCCGCCAGCTGTTCCGCGCTTGCCTCTCTGAGCTTAAGCAATACTCCGGTCAGACCCATCGCTCTCAGTGTTGTTGAACTAAGCTCCAGACCAAAAGCCGCGGCGGCTTTCTTTGCCTCATCGGTGGGTTTAAGAAACTGAGTAATGATAGACCTCAGGCTCGTTGTTGCAAGGTCCGCCTGGAGTCCTGCCCGGGTCATTGTCGCTATTGCAGCTCCGAGCTCATCGAAAGACAGGCCCGCCGTATTTGCCAGCGATGCAACCTTGCCGATATTAGGTGCGAGCTCCGCAAAAGTCAGCTTGCCCCGTTTGACAATAGCAAAGAGCTTGTCTGAAACATCTCCAGCTCTATCTGCTGCAAGTCCGTATGAATTGATAATGGTTGTAATCGCATCCGCAGCTACGGCGGTATCCGTCATTCCGGCCTTGGCCGCCTTGACTGAAACGGCCAGGACATCCATCGCCTTCGCCGGAGCTATTGAAGCACTGAGGATATCATAGAGCCCTTTCGATAACGTCTCCGTGCCCTCTCCAAATTCCATAGCCAGATTCTTAATCTGCTCGGCGTATTCAGGCATCAGCTTCATGCTTTGCTGGTCCAGCATTGTGCTGACCATAGCCATCTGTTTTTCAAACTCTGCGTACTTTTTGCTGGCCTTGACTATGGCATAGCCGACAGCTGCTACTCCTATGGCCGCTTTGGTAAAGGCAAGAAATTGTTTTCGGCTTTGTGCCGCTTGGAGCTGCAAGGCGTGGAGACTCCCCCTGCTCGTTCGCATTTTTCTGTCAAAGACAGATGTGCGAGCGATAAGATTAACAACCAATGTCCCGATAGTTGCCATATCTATCTACTCGCAAAACGACTTAAGTATAAGTTTCATTTCCTCTAAAGTCTGTGGCTCGGCGGGTGGCCTCACCGGCAGAAAATCTTTTAACTTATATGGAGCTTTTCCCTTCGGCCTGTTGACATTGGCAATTATGGCTGAGGTGATCGCCTGCCTGTAATCCGCCCTTATATCACCAAAGGGTTCGATGCTGTCAAAGGCCATCCACTCGCCAAATTCTTTGCTGTCGATTCGGCTCAGAAGCTCTTTTACCGTGCAACCTAAAAGGGCTGCTAATCGGAAGCAGAATTTTCGCTCTGGCCGGCTCCGAAGTTTTTTGCAAGCTCCTCGAGCTCCTTGGTCCCGATGCCATTCAGCTCCTGAGCAACCTCAAATACTTTGTCCAGGGCCAGGGCCGACTTCCCGCCAAGTGCTTTTATATCGGAGTCTGCAAAAATTCTTTTGCCGTTCTGGTCAACAATGCACCTGGCACAGAGCTTGGCTCTCATATTAGTCAGATCTGCTTTTCTGCCTTTTATCAAGCTGGCCTCGTACTCGTCCCGCTCGGTACCGGTCAAGGTTTTAACTGTCAAAGTCAAACCCCATTCCGGTATTTCGACTTCCTGCGTGATAAGATCACTCTTGGCAAGTATCTGTTCCCTTATGGTTTTTACGCTTCTGTCCTCAGCGTTTTTTTCGTCCGCCGGTTTCATGTTCTTTCTCCTCTGTTCCTGGTTTCGGATTGACCTTTTCGACAAACCTGCCTGCAAGCAGGAGCCTGGCGATTCTGTCAGGTAGATCTTTGACTTCGCCCGCCTTGCCCTGCTGCTCTCTTGGGCTTGTCACGTCCCTCAGATACTTTACTTTCACGATACACTCCTTTCTACGGAGCTATGTCCGTAAATATAACTGCCGCTACCACATTCGTAAACGGGGCCTTGCCCTGTACCGCTCTGGTGCCTTGCCGCTATGCCGGTGCTACATCCTTAAATGTACCCTTGCCGGAAAGTTTGATGCTAAGAGACTGAGATACTTTATCACCAGGAGCACCAAAGCTGGGTATACCAAGATTGTTAATAAAACCAAGACAGGAAAAACTCGATAAATCCGCCAAAGTAACCGTCCAGGTCTCCTCGTCACCTGACTGAAGCGCGATGTTCAGTGCATTAGCTGTGCTGCCATCGGCGCCATCATAATTGAGCTCCGCAGTAAGCTCTCCCTCATCCAACAGGCCGGCAAAGTATTCTTTGCACTTGTCTGTACTTTCTACTGTTGTTTTTTCTACCGCATCCCGCACTCGGCCTGATCCACCAAAACTAACAATGTTGCCGACAGGGCCGCTCGCTGAACCGACAAGGGTCGTGTCGTGACCTAAAATTCCCTCGCTCATTGCATTCTCCTTTTCTAAAAAAGTTTCAGTATTTTTATTCTTTATGCCAGATCTGAAAATCCAGTCTCCTGCCGTATCTGCTTAGAGCTTTGTTGTCCGGTCTTGTCCCTGGCATATCAGCTTCATCAAGCAAATGTATGACCTTTATTACTACCGAATCTATAATGCCGCTATAACCATCCAGAGTCTGACGCACAGCGGCCGCGAGCTCGTCTGCTTTTTTATAAGTTTCAGCCCAGCAAGTTATTTGAAATCGTGATTCTACCAGGCCGGATGGTCCAGACGTCACGTGATCTCTCGGTCCGCCAACCTGTTGATAGACAAGTGCCGGCAGCGCAACACCCGCCGATATGACCAGGGGGGATATCCTCGAACCGGCGATGTTCGTTACCGCATCGGCCCTGCCAAGAATAGTGCATAACGCCTTCTCTATTGCCATCAGCTGATCCTTGCTACAAGTTTAATGCCTGCCCATATTTCGTTGTGCATAATTACTATGGTCTTTGACTTGTCAGCTTCAAAGGCCGCTCTCATAAACGGTATCGCTGCAGCTGAGTCGTGTCCGTACTCTATGGCCGCCGGTATGTAATATCGAGTGCCGTCTTTGGCTATATGTATGAACTCCTGGATGGCAGCTTTAAGTCTGATGTTCAATCCGAAAGAACCCTTGCGTTGTTTGCGAAAAGCTCTCAGTACCAAGCCGGCCGCCAGCAACGTCCCCATTGTCCCGCCCACCATATTTTTTGCGTTCTGCTTTGCTGAGCTGAGTATGGGTTTCAGGGCTTTTCTGCTGGCCTTGCGGATAACTTTCTTTGCCGTGTTACGCTCCAGGTTCAAAAGCCTTCGCTCGAGCTCCTGATCGCCTTGTATAGTCATGCCTATCATAAATTCATACCGCCTCTTTACACATCAGCTCCTGGTGACGCCGTCTTTCGTCAATATCCCTGACCGATACAATCGTAAATATCCGGCCATCCGTTTTTACCCTGCAGTCTGCCGTCATACTGGCGTTATATCGGATTATGAGCCTATGGGTCATTTCCGCCTCTATTTGCTGGGCTATTAGGGCCTGTGTGCCTCGTATGGGCTCGATCGATGCCCACTGAGTAGCAAAGGTAGTCCAGTTGTCGATATCGTCCATATAGCCATTTTTGGTGCGATGTACGCTCTGTAATTCGACTTTGTGCCTGAGCTTGCCTATCTGCATCTTTGTCTAACCGTTAACCATTTACTTAACCGTTAACCGTTTGCTTGACGGCTCACCGGTCTGGATTTTTTTCGCCGTCCCAGGCCTGTCAACCGCGTTAACCGTTTACTTAACTGTTCATCGTTCCAGATTTTTTCGCCATCCCACATCTGTTAACCAGTTGCTTAACCTGTTAACTATTTGCTTGACCGTTAACCGTTTGCTTGACGGCTCCACTTGCCCTTGCCTGCCCGGACCCAAATCGCTCGCTTGAGCTGGAGCTCAAGCCAGGCTACAATCCGATTACATAATCCGACACCACAACAGATGGCAGTGCCAAAACGTAGCAATAGCCAGAAAAGTGATCGCCACCACCACGAAATTTTACACTCAATACTGACAGTCAAATTCTTTGTCATTAGAAAATTCTCCTGGGCCACAAAAGGCTCTTGATCCCCTGGGGTATTTCCTGCAGCTTTACTTCCGATACCGACTCCCTGTGTTCGTAAAAATGACCGACCAAAAGTTTGATCGCGTGCTTGATATCATCCGGCACCTCGTCTGCCGTAGCATAGCCGGCCTGGTAGCTGACAGTGATCGCGTTCATCTGGTCCCGCGTGCTCGGCCAGGTCTTGTTATAGGCCGGCGTGATCCGGCCAGGCTCCGTGTCGGTATCAACATC